GTATCAGAACTAGTTAAAGCGTTGCCATGTGTAGGTGTGTCTGTACCAGCTTTAGCCGCATCAGATTGTTTTAATGTTGTAAACGTACAATCTTCAAACATTGTTATTGCTACTACTTTCATAGTTCCAATATTTGTTACTGATTCACCATCATCTAATACAGCAGAACCAATTTGTCCTAACCCTATATTACTTGCTTCCTTAACTGAATATGTATTCATTGCCATCTTGTTTCTCCTTACTTATGACTTGCCGAGCGTGACTGTCTCATGGTCATATTGGTTAATAATCATGTCCTTGAATAAAGTAGGCAGTACCATCTTTATCTTTATTTGCATGTTGTTTGCCTTTAGAAACCTCTTCTTTAAATAAGTTTCTAAAGTAAATTGCATTGTTAATTGTTTGAGGGTTTCTTTCGTACCCCTTAGCAATAGCCATATAGGTTAATGCTTCATGAAATTCTTCTGGAATTGTAGGAGATTCTAACATCCCAATTCCTATTCCTGTATCATCAGCTATAAAACTTTCATCTTTATTAACTGAATGGATAAGTAACGTATGTACAGCATCTGTTGATAAATACTTTAACTCACTATCAGTATCAGAATCTTTAGCAAGACCTAGTTTGCTGTTTTCTAACCACCATACATGTTTTTGTGCTTCTGTTTTAACTGACATCTGTTTTCTCTGGTGTACCTATTAATCTATTTATTTGATAGTCATCGCAGTCTACCCTGGTTACTTCAAGAACTGTACTTGCTAGTTCATAGTATCGTTGACCTGCAATTGTAGATATTGTTGAAGTTCCAGACATAATTCGAGTTTGTTTACAAAAATCTATTAAAGCTCTATTAAGATAGAGTCTGATTTCTGTTTCTCTCATAGTAGGGTGATGTTGTTGAACTAATTCTATTAATTGTTGTTGTGTCATGCTTGTGGCTGTGCTCCTCTAAGTATTTGAGCTTTTTCATTGTACATTAGAGTTAGTTTGTCATATTGAGCTATAAACCAATTGTACTTAGTAGAAGCTTTTTGTAACGCACTTGAAAAGACTGAATTTTTAGTTGCTAACTCTTCTTGATGAGCCTGTAAATATGTTCCAATCTTTTGTAATTGAGCAGATGCTAACTCAACATCTTCTTCGTCTTCAATAAGATGAGTAACAGTAGAAAACCACTGATCGTATTCTTTTGCATCTACAGCAACATCAATTGTGTTAGCAGTGTGTAAATTATCTAAAGTTGTTAAATCACTAGCTGTACCACCAACTGCAGGAACTGTTATTCCAGCAGGTAACTGAGCAAACTCTTCATACATAGACCTAACTAAATATTTTCTTGCAGCACCAGTAACAATAAAATCTTCAGCTTGAATAGGAAGGTCAGTAGCAGACTTCATATCGTGTTTAACTACAGGATAGGCTAACCCTATTACTTCACCTTGCTCATATCCATTAATCAAGGGTCTAATATAAATATTTCCACTTTTTACAAAGTACGAAGGACTTCTTTTTGTAGCATGGTGTATTGAATTTGGATCATTCGATTGTTTAACTAATCCACTAGGAATAAGACTAGCACTATACCCATCTCTATTTACTTCAAGCAATTTAAATTTTCTAGTGTTAAATGACTTTTCTAACACTATCATTATATCTCTACCTCCAGCAACTATATCAGCACTAGTACCATTCACTCCTCTTTCTACTTCAATACTACTACCAGATATAGAAGTAACTCTCATTCTTTCTGGATATGTAGTAGAGCCACTTTTACTTGCTATAATAGAACCTACTTTTAAATTAGTTGCACTACCAGTTGTTGGTAATGTAGTTAATGTGGCAGCATGATTAGTGCTTCCACCTACATTTCTACTAGAATCATTAAACTGTTCTGCTTCTGTTAATCTATGTGTAGATGATGCTGACACAAGCATTTCTGGATTCATAATATCAATAGCATTCATAGCTTCTTCTGTAAGCCATTCAGTTAATGCATTAACATCATTAACTGCTGTTCCCACTAAATCTTGTATTCTTGTTTGAAATGTTTGATACATATTTAATTAAAGCTTAGGGGAAAGTAAATACACCTTGGTTTCACGAACCTTAACTTCTTCACTAACCCCATTTTTTTACAAAATCTTAATATTTCTTTTTAGGTTTAGGTCTACGAGTATTTGGCTTTACTTTGCTTTTATACGGTTTACCTACCTTGTTTGATGTTTTTTTGCTTATTGCCATAATTCTTTTATACAAGGGGAGCCGAAACTCCCCCTGCATTTTTTTAGTTATCCTATTAAGACCACTTCATAACAGCGTGTGTTTCAGGAAGTGATATCTCTAGACCTGCTTCGGTCAAGACCATATCTCTACGTCCGTCTTCATCATTGCCTTGTATGTTAGTCATAATCTGAGTGTCACGATTACTACCATTACCTACTAATGGACGATATGCAACATTTCCAGTATCAACTGCAATTGCATAGTTTTCGTACAATCCTCTTAATAAAGGATCTGCAACAAAATGAAGATTACCAAAGATAGTATTCACTTTAGTTACATTGTGTCCAAAAGCACCTTGAATGTTTTGAACATCCATTTTATAAGAAGAAGCTCCAACAGAGTTATGTAGGAAGTTGTCGTCACCTAGCTTATTTAACCATCCAATTACTTTTCTTGAAGCAAGAACTAACTTGTCTCCACTGTTTCCAGATTCAGGAGCAAAGTATGATTCCATTGCGTCTAGAAAAGAATCGTACGTACTTGAAGCGTATGTAAAAGCAAAATTAGTTCCATACGTTTCAGTATAAGGTAGGATTCCCCATGTTTTACGAATTGGACCAGCACCAGCTTCATCAGCACCACCGACACCAAAAAGCATTGCATGCTCAATGTCCATTTTGTGCTCCATAAGCTTGTCTCTCCAGATACGCTTAAACTCATCAGCTTCACCTCTATAACTAGTAGCCATTGATGTACCAGAAAAAAGTTTCATGCCAGTCTTAAAGATCTGACAATATCCTTCTCTATCATACAAAGCATCTTCCCATCCGTCTGGTGCTTTACCACCTTCTGCATGAGCAGATCCAATTACTTGTCCTTTTGCACCAGCTGCAAAAGAGATCTTACTAGCGTTTGGATGATCAGTTACGTTGATAGGCTTTCCTAAGATACTTATTATTGTACCGTCAATCTGTGTATAACCATCTGTAGAGCCACTTACGGCTGTATTACCGTCATTATTCGTAATCCTAATACCAATTGGTCCACTAACTGCAGCGGTACCACCTGAGCCATCTACATCAAAAGTACCTTGTACCATGATTACTTGCCCAACTGAATCACCTTCTTCTAATATAAATCCACAAGGTTGTCCAAGAGTAGTCGTTCTGCCGTATTCATCATACTTAGCCATAATTTTCATGTTAGAAACTGTTGCTGCTCCACTAGATGGAGAAAACTCAGAATATGCAGCATTAACTTCAAAATTACGCCTTTGCCATTGATGTCTTTGTTCTAAGAACTTAAAGACTGGATCATCGGTCGGTTTACGAGATACCTTAGAAAGGTATGTGAAAAATGGAGATTGAACAGGATTGAGTTCTGCAACTCTTTCGCCAAAATTAAAAATTCTTCTATTGTCATTAATTTGGACACCTTGAGGAGCCGATCCTGTACTTCCAGAGTACTTACTTGAAATAGCCATTATCTATTTTCCCTTTTTATTGTTATTGTTTACGTAAAGGGGTTTGACTTATTAAAAGATGTTACCATATCATTCATAACTCTTTCCTCAACAGGACGATTACTAGTATTATCTGCACCAGTTGCTGAAGAAACAGCTCCTGGTTGAGATAAGCGTTGTCTTTCGTTTATCATTTGTTGAACCTTGTTTTGAACACTAGGCTCTACAAATTGTTGATTATTTTGCTGAGGAACAGCTTGACTAGGTGTAATACCTCTTATTTGACCATGCAGTTGAATTAAATTTTCAATTGTAAAGCTTTCATCTTGATTAGCCCAATTGATAAAATCATCTGCTTGTTCTTGAGAGTATCCACGATTCATAAGATCATTTTGTAAATGTCCTATTTCTCGTGTTCTAGCTTGTTGCTGCTCTGCTTGAGTTATAGAATTACGAAGTGCTTCGTTTTCTTTTTGCGTGTATTCTACCATCTCATCTCGATAGTTTTCTACTGCAATCCGATATTTATACGATTCACTTTCGTTATCTTGGTATGCATCAATATCGTCATACCCACTTGGTCGAACTGGCTTTACAGGTTTTTTTACTGGTGTCTCTTGATTCTCAGGCTCTTGCTGATTACCAAGTTGCTCACCTCGCAATGATTTGTCTACTACATTAAGAACATCAGGGTTACCCTTGATGTATTTAGCAATAGGAAGAACATCTTGCATCTCTTGAGAGACTGCTTTGAGTTCATCTACATTGTTAACTCCTAATGTCTTAAACGCCTCATCCCGTTCATAAGCACGCTTGTCCGCTTCTGACTGCCAATATTTATAGCTGTCAGAATCAGGATTAGTTTGTTCTCCAGGAACTATTTGTTCTTGCTGAGGTTCAATGTTCTGTTGAACATCTCCTACTTGTGGTTCTTCGAAAGCACTGCTTTCTTGACCAAAGATCTCATCAAAAACAGATCCTTCGTTGCTAGACTCAGATGTCTCAGTTACCTGAGCTTCACCTTCTAGTACGTTTTCTTCTGTCATTGTATTATCCTAATTATAGCTGGCTAAGTAAATCGCCAGCTGGTTGTTGTTCTGGACCGCCTTGGTCCATTTCTTTTTTAACCTCTTTGTCCATTTCTTTTAATCTATCTCCTAATCGTTGTTCGTATAGTTCACCTGCTTTTTCAGATCTATTTTGGACATTTTTGAGTTGAGTTTTAAATTTTTCTATTTCTACACGTTTTTTTGCGTGCTGTGCTTCACGGTCTGCAGTTTGTAAATCGCCTTTTAATTTTTTAATTTCTTCCTGCATGCCTTGCACTTGTTGTTGCATTTGTTGCATCTGTCCGTGTCTAGTTAACACGCCTTCTACATCTACAACCTCTGTTTTTTTAAGTAATTCTATTTGATCAATTAAACCAGCTTTGTACAGTTCCATGTAATAATCAAACTGTGCAAAACGATTACTTGGAAGCGTAGAACCAGCAACAACTTTTATATCATAAGTACCTACTGTTATATCGTTTACTTTTTCTATTAATCGACCATAACTATCATAAAGGTCTTGATTTATTGTATATTTTTTTTGTGTACCAGATGGCTCTAGTATTCTAAATATTTTTTCTTGAGTATATAATTGCTGTATAAGTGGAACTGCTCTTTTAGCTAGTTCATTCAACATGCTTTCTAGATCATCTTGCCTAGACTTCATCCTACGTTGACCGTATTCGTCTATTGCTACAGTTCCTCTATACGTAGAAGGTGCACCATCATTACCACCTTGCATAATTTCATAAATACCAAATCCATATTCTAGATCGTGTTTAGCTTCAGCTTCATTTTTGTATAACTCATTAGGCAATGGAACTGGTCCTGCAACAATTGGTTGACCAAGTTCAGCATCAAACTCAATAACAGCAGTTCCTGCACGACCCCATTCCATCTCTAGCTGTTTTTTATTAACAGATCCACGAGGTAGCAAAAGTTTTGTATTCGTAGAGGTTGATGCGTGAGCAATAATAAGAGAGCGAATCTTATTGATATACTCTTGAAGAGGTCTATATAAGCGTACATCACTTTCAGGATAGGGGTTCCTATTATGAATGTTCGCCATTGGCACAATTGGATATTCCGATATAGGAAGTATTCTTCTGTAGAGCATCTTACCACCCACGCAAACCATTAATTCAACACGATCACATAATATTTTGTTTGCTAAAATTTGTTCTTCTTGGTATAATTTTTCTTTAATGTTGAGTTCCATTAACACAGTAGTGTTTGGTATAGATCCTTCGTGTTCTTCTCCTGGCATTATTTGAGGTTGACCAGTCTCTGGATTCATCATCATATGATAGACACCATCAGTCTCTTCATATGTTTTCATTAATCTTTGAACCTCATTGTAATCTGTAACAATACTTGTTTCACTCATGCCATTTAGCACGAAATAAGGTTCTTCTAAATAGTCATCAAACTCTTTATCTGTAAGCATGCATTCATATTTATTTGTTGTATCAAACACATGGTACATATCTGTTTTAAATTTTGTATATCTCTCTATATACTCTCTATAAACTTGGTCATCATTTTCCCTATCTAAATCTTCCATCATTACCTGGTCTAAAGAATTAGCAAGGTTACTAGATGGGTATCTATCTGAGCGTTCTTCTTCAGAAGAAAGAATAATATCTTCAAACTCTGGATATATTTTCAACCCCTCAGAGTCTGGAATTAACTTAGAGATCATAATATGTTGAGCGTCTTTAAAGTATCTATCTCTTGAGTTAGGGTCTACATAAACATCTAGCGGGTGAATAGACTTCATTCCTATTTCACCTTTACCCATATCAGCATGAGGGTTTTGATAGACATACATATAGCCCATTCCACCAACGTAATAATCATCAATACATTGTTTTAGCTCCATATCGGAAGAAGACTTTTCCCAAACCCATTGAAATAGGTCAGAGAATATCTTTGCTACTTTTCTATCAGAATCATCTCTACCAGTAGCTCTAAATTGTGGACGTTTTGAAGTTAGCATCGCTTTTGCTGTCTCAATCATCGGATGCATACGATTTATAACTATTGCAGCTTGACCTCGCTCTTCAAGTGCCTGTCTTTGCTCTTTTGTCCACTGTTTTCCATTACGAAAATCATTAGACTCAATAAACTTTTGCGACCATAACTCACGTTCTTGATCATATTTCTCAAGAGTTTCTTCTGTATAAAGTACATCAGGATCTTTTGAGCTGGCACTGGAATCACCACGTTCATAGCCTAGATAAGAAGATGTTCCCACCTTCATTTTTTTATCTAGTGTATTTTTACCAGTTTGTGCCGACATAAAAAAAGCCCCTAAACATTACAGTTAAGTGGGCTTCGTTCTTACGGTGGTCCCTGATCGCAAATATTTTCAAAAAGAATTATATCTCTTTGCTTACTTTAACGCATAAACGTTTGGAAAAGTTCCCTTTATGGTAATTTATTTTTATTTCCCCTGTAAAATCGTTTTCAGAAAGCTCATCTAAGAACTTTAATAACTTTTTATACTTAGAGTACTGACCAGTCAAGAAATCCCCCTTTTAACTTATTATCCTCTTTAGATTCAAACTCTTCTTCAGGAGGAGTGTAAGAACCCATAAAAGCATAATATAATCCATCCAGCAAATCATCATGCCTTCCTCTGGGGTACATAAGAAGCTCATCAACTAATGGCTCCATATCTTTTTTTATAAATACTTTGTTTTGAAAAAACCAAGGTTGCAAACTTTCTAATCTAGAAGACTTACTACCCCTTGGATTAATTTTTTTACCAAACCCTGGAATAAAACGTTTAGTTGTAATATAATCTCTAAGCATCTCCTGATACGCAACTGACTCTATATGTGCTTTTGCAGGAGCATATAAAGTATCATATTGAAGTATGTTTGCTGCTAAATCCATTGGTTTTACTCTTTTTCTAAAATATGGCAAAACATACCTATTATCATCTGAATCAACAGCAATGGGCATTATAACAGAATAATCTGCAGTTTTCTTTATACTAGATGCAGGGTCTATACCCATAAACACATGAACATGTTTTTTAACAGGTTCGTCAAATTTATCTTTTCCTATCTGAGTAAAGTTTATATATCCAGTTCTACCCTCACCTTTTTCAAATGTACCATCCCAATAATGAATATTATCCTCATTAAAGAACTGATCCTCATCTCCAACAACTTCACATTGATATTCACGATAAAACACAGAAAGTCGTCCAATACTTTCTAACTCGCTCTTTTTAGTCTTTAAACTCTCTAAACTAACTTGTTCTTCCCATAAAGCAGTATCGTCATCTAATATTGCTTTGTATCTTTTAGTTTTATACCCCTTCATTACATCAAGAGTTTCTACAAGACAGCTTTGATGCTGTGGAGTTCCAATAACAAGAACTCTTCCGATGTGTGGGTCTAGACCAGGTTCAACACCTTGAAGTAGCCATCTGAGGTTCCACTCCATTGCCTCAGAGGTTTTTGTATTGTTTTCGTCTTCAGGGTCGTCTAATACAAACAAAGTAGGTCTTTGGTTGCCAAACTTTAAACCACGAACCTGTTGACCCGTACCTTTGCATATAATAGCACTATTATCTTTTAAAACAATTCTATCTTTGGTCCATACTTTAGCAGAATGTTGTCCCCAATATCCAAATATTGCTCGTAAAGGCATTGAGTACTCTAGCGCATCTTTAATTGTTTGGAGCTGGTCAATGGAATGACCCTGAGTTTTGGAGGAAAGTACTACTACTTTTTGTCCAGGGTCGCATAGAACATGATGCAGAGGAAATACACCAGCTCCAATAGATGATTTTGCATGTCCACGTGGGGCAATAATATTTATTTTTTTAATTGACTTGTCATGAAATATCTCAGTGATTTCTTTATGGAACCTAGGAGACTCTTGACTAAACATGTTTGGAAGACAGACCTTACCAAACTTTAGCATGTCTTTAGAGACTGCTGATATTATTTTTTCTTTTTGTTTTTTATTGAGGTTTTCGCTCATTCTTCCTCAGATATAGCCTTTACTTCTTGTGCTGGATCTAAAGCATTTGCAATAGATTCTAATGAAACTCCTTCTATTTGTAGATGGTCTGGTACTTCTTTTTTAGCATCTGCTTTCATTCCTAGTATATTGACAAGATTCTCTGCAGAACGTAACATATTACCTGCGTCCTTTTTTTCTTTAGCGACTCCATAAGATTCTTCTATCATATCAAGAACAGTTCCCTCGTCTATATCTTTTTCTTTTAAATATTTTTTTATTTGGTCATCTATCATTTCTCTCATCCAATCCTTTTTAACTAACGCTTTTGCTTTGGCAATAGGGTTTTTATCAGTTTTCCCAAGAACGTCAGCAAGTTTCCTAAAATTGATCCCACCCTGTAAAGACATAATAGCGTATATTTTTGCAAAGTTTTTATAGACAGTCTTTCCCTTTTTTGTTTTCCAGGCGGGTTTTGCCGAAACCATTGAAAAGGAATTATTGCGTTTATGAGGCTCATAAAGAAGCTTGCCAGAACCATTAGCATTAATAAACATTTCTCCAAAAGGAAAAACGAGATTAACCCTACCGTTATAAATACGTTTTTTAAGGCACTGAGCAACATATTCATCGTCTGTAATTCCATATTCCCAAGGTTCGCAGTCTTTCCAGTACTCGTAGGCGATTCCTTTTTCATCTGCCTCTTTTTTGGTGTAGATGTCATACGCTTTTTCAACATAACGAGCCTTTGCTCCCTTTATTAGTTTATGTTTGAGGTGTTTCCGTACTATCCTGTCCATCTTTTTTCTTACAATAGCAGTTATTATGCAAATGACGCAGCCAGTTTAGGTACTGATCAACTGTTACATCATGAAATTCGCTTATTTCGGGGTATATTTTCATCATCCTGAATGCTGATATAGCTTCCCCATCGTTTTGAGGATTTTGGGCTACTGTGTAAAGCACAACGTAGCCTGGGACCTGTAGACCTCTTGCCACATATAGCGTTTGTAGAAAGCTTTTACGTTTTTGACCTACATCTTGAGCTAATTCCATTACAGCTAGTGGGGATTTACAATCTTTACAGAACTCTAAAGCATCAATATCTACATATGCAAAGCGATCAGGTTGGTATCTATGCCATTTGCTGTAGTGAGTAGGTCTACTATCGTACTTTTCCCACCTAGCCATGCTGATTGATCTCTACATAGTTGTCTGGAATGTCGTTTTCTAGGTCAGCTACTACATCTATAGCATCAATAAACGCATCATCTGTAGGTTTTTGAACAAAGTTCTTGACTTTGTCATTTTTTTTCTGCTTTTTATTAGTATAGACTATAGTAGTATCTATACTGTTAGTCTTACTAGTAAGCTTATTAGTCAGCTTACTGTAAGCTAAACAGACTATAGTTAGAAAGATTAGTACTATACTAACACTATACAACGTTATCATAACAGTATAGCTAAATAGTATGTCTAATTAGCAAATAAAAAACTTCAAACAGTAGATTTAGTCCAAGAACTATACCGATCACGTACAATGCTCTGGATAGATTGTCTACAGATACAGACATTCGTTGAACTGAGTTCCACTGTAAGAGGTCAATTAATGATCGTTCTTGCGATTTCTTTGATTTCATTTAATTCCTCCGCTGTGTAGTCCACAGTTCCATAGTTACCTTGAGTATGTGTACGGATATAGATACTTCTTGTCTCTAAACACTCCCAAACCTCTATCCCACTAGGTACTTCCCCAAAATTTTCTGTTATATTCATCATTGGGTCTCCTGTTTCAGGGGATAATGGTCCTTGTTCACTGCTATATAGCTGATCTTCGTTTAGTTCATTCTCGTAATCGTAATCCATGTACAAAGATAACGATGTGAAATACTGCTTTTAGACAGATTACTGTTTTTTTCTACTAAAGTGTCTATATACAGACCATTTAGAGTTTGTTTGGTAAACCAATTTCTTAAAGAACTGCTTTAAGGTGTGTATAATGTGTGGATAACTAGAGCGAAGTTGCAAAAAATTACAAAAAAATTATTAGGAATGTGTGCGGGTGAATTAAGTAGTAACTACCCCCAACAATTATGGCATACAGGTAAGTCATTCAGTTGAGATTTACCACGTTCATCCATTTGAACGCCCAACAGGGATGCTATAACTAATAATCAAGGAGGTACACCATGTACACAGCAAACAACAGTCAACCAGTAGCTAACGGATTCAACGCTAGCATCCAACCTCAACCAGCAGGCGTAGAGCTAAAGCTGTTAGTCTATCGTAACGTTGAGACTGGTCAAGAGGTCACTATAGATGGCGGTAAGAAAGTCATGGAGTGGGAAACAGATGAGAATGGTCAGATAGTACAAGAACCAGTCTCTCCTACTGATGCTAAGCTTCATGATACAGTCATCATCAAGAACTGGATGCATCTAGCTATGAGTAATCCAGCTTTAGCCATGCAGAAACTCAACGATGCTACAGCATTGTTACCAGAGAATCTTCGTATAGCTCCAGCTAAAGGTGCTCAAGCCAACTATCAGTTGTCTAGTGCTTTAGGTAGACCAATCAAGACCAGGATATCATCTAACGGTTCCTGGATGGGATGGGTTGCCAAGTCAGAGGGATCACCATCGAACCCACATGCAGTGACTCTATAATAGTCACGTAATCATCAACGTAGGGAGTCATCCTCTTGGCTCCCTGCAATCAACAATTAACTAATCATAGGAGTATCATCATGGTAATACTAGGAGCATTCATAACATTTGGTCTATACACAATCTTAATCGCTTTTGTATACCAAGTATATCAAGACCGACACGAGTTCTTTCCCAAGCCTGATTGGCGTGATAAGGTAATAACTCGT